ACGCATAGTAAAAATGCCACGCGTGCCGAATCACTCTTGAACAATTTGTTATGAGGAATTGACGACATAGCTTAACTTCCCATAAGAGCTTTATATCGCCAGCCAACTCCGGGGATCTCTGCTATAACTAAACCTGAAACCACTGCAAACAAAGTAAAAATTACAAGACCTACAATCCAGCCCCAAAAGTTAGAGCTAGACCGGCTTGCCACTTTAGTTCCACCGTACACAGCCATGCCAAATGTTGCTAGAGCAGTCCCCCAAAATAAGGCAGCAGCTAATGAAGCTTCCACAACACCAGAAAAATAGTTTTTCTCCCCCCACGCTTGAGAAACACCATCCAGTAAACAAAACACGACAAAACCGACTAGATACTTTACCCAATTGGGAGCATTTACTAATTTATCAATCAACGTGAACTCGCCTTTACTCATAACGCTTTCTATACGGCTTTCTGCAGCCTTTCAGACGTAACAACGCCTTATTTCTCTTAAGCATATTTATGAATATTAGCACTTATCTTTATGAAAAATATAGAAACGAGGTATGAATATGAGTGCTGGTACGCGCAATTAGACGGCAAAAAGCTGGTTAGTCAACTGAGTGATGCTAAATTAAAAAACCTGTATAAATAAACAGGTTACATATCGTTATGAAATCCCAATTTTTACTTAGTGTAAAAGAGCATATGCTAATGCGCCATTACTCAAATAAAACGATTGAAAGTTACCTATTTTGGATCAAACGTTATATCGTTTTTCATCAGTTTGCACATCCATCTAAGTTGTCAGAAGAGCATGTAGTTCAGTTCCTTAGTCACATTGCTGTCAAAGATAAAGTCGCAGTAAAAACTCAAGCGTTAGCGCTTTGTTCGATTGCATTTCTGTACCGAGATTTCTTTCAGACACCTCTCTCACTCGAAATGCGATTTCAAAAGTCACTAACTGAGAAAAAACTTCCTGTCGTGTTAACACGAGACGAGATTCGTCGATTTATTCAACATATCGATCCCAAATACAAGCTTCAAACACTTCTACTCTATGGTTCCGGGCTTCGCTTGATGGAGTGCCTAAGATTAAGAATTCAGGACATTGATTATGATTATGGTGCAATCCGTGTCTGGCAAGGTAAAGGCGGAAAGAACCGTACGGTGACATTAGCAAAAGAGCTACATTCTTCCCTAAAAGCACAAGTGGATCTCGCTCGAAGTTATTATCAAAAAGATTGTCACATGCCTGGCTACGCAGGTGTTTATATTTCAGAGGGTCTACAACGTAAATACCCAAACGCGCAGTTGGACTTTAACTGGCACTTTCTATTTCCATCAGCAAAACTAAGTGTTGATCCAGAAATGGGAGAGTTAAGAAGACATCATATCAACGAGAGTGCTCTACAAAGAGCCGTCAAACGCTCAGCGAAAGACGCGGGAATCGAAAAATCGGTAACGTGCCATACGCTAAGACATAGCTTTGCCACGCATCTACTCGAATCAGGTGCCGATATCAGAACAGTTCAGGAGCAGTTAGGACACTCAGATGTAAAAACCACACAAATCTATACTGCAGTTCATCGTGTCAACCACAAAAGTGCACCGCAATTGGCAGGGTCAATATAAATACCATAAAATCAAAAATTTAGAGCAAATAGCATCACATCTAATTACTCATCTTCAATTCTTGAATGATCACAGCAAACCCTAAATATTCAAAATTGCATGCTTAATTTGCCCCATGACTGCCCCAAATCTGCCCCATTTTTTACTCCTATCATTCACCTTATACCTAGTTTCGACTATATGGGGGTAAATCCTTTTTCACCCTATTAAAATCAATATATTGTAGATATTGGAAAATAGTGAATTTCTGATCTGAATTATTCGAAAGAACCTTAACAGGGCACAGGCGGTCACCCTCATAATTAATTTAGACCACAAATACACATTAAAAGCTGACGCTCAACCGTTACCCAGTAACGTTGAATATCCTTTAACTTATTTCTTCTATGATTTTGTACTTTCATTACTAACCATGGAAATGATAGGACATCGATGATATTTGCTTGTACGGCCCAGAAGCCATTAGTTGGTTCGACATGCGAACAATTTGTCCATTTTGTCACATTGCCGCAAGATTTAATTGGTAACAATAAGGTAATTTACAGATGTTTCGGTATTGCAAACCCTCCCTTAACGTCACGTTAAACCTTAGTAGGAGACATTAAAGTGGCATGTATAGTTATTATCATCACAATGCTGATGCAGGTCGTAATTTTCATTGCACTAAAGAATGTGTGGTTTCACGGTAGTGAAGCTGACATCATAATGTTCACTGCAATATGGCTTTGTGGTTCGGTAGTATCTCTAGCGAGACTGCGTAAGGCAATTGTAGCTCAGAGTATTACTTCACTTTTTGACAAAGTCGGCAGTGTATTTTTGTTTGTAATAACATTAGTTCCTCTCAGTTTGGGCAGCTCGTTTATTTTTCTCTAGAACTGTGATTGACGTTGGTATTAAATGAACGTTGGCGGACATTCACACAGTTCACAGAGTCCACAACCATGCGTTAGATGGTGCTCTTAAACCATTCCACCACATGATCATCTCAATCATTAATGCGAGAAGTAATAAGATATCAATACCGCAAGTCCGCCGTATTTGATTAAGTCTGTTAGCGAGTTAATAACTTGGACTGTTTAGATCTCGAAATAGTGGATTTGTAAGAACATGGCTCTGCGAGAAAGGCATTAACAGCGACCAAATTCGCTTCATATTATTTCCTTTTATAGATATAAAAAAGGCTTAGGTGTTCACCTAAGCCACTTTCGGGTACCCGTTTTCGTCGGGTTCGTTGTCATCGTCTTCGTACACTCGCACGTCATAGTTAAATGCCTTAACGCTGCACTTCTCTGTTCCTTGCGGTGTAACATCGCTAATCAGTGCTGGATAGCACCAGTTATCCGCTTCACCGAATAACCATAGTGGTGGCTCCATCTCACCATCCAAAGACGGCTTAAAACCTAAGCTAGTGCTAATGACCACCTCATCAGGGGTAGTACCTTTGGCTGCAACATGCGGCCCAGATGTTCTTCCGTCCGGTTTCCTCAGTGCGATGTGGTGAACGCCTTCTCCCCATTCCAATGGCAAGTCTAACCATAGATGCGTGTTGCCATTTTGAATGTTAAACCCTTCTAACCGTCCACTTTGTGCATAGCCAGGTACGTCGTCGGCCAGTGCGACATAATCGAGATAGTTAGAATTAAAGGCATCCATTTCGGTTCGGAAGGTGTACTGAAAACGGCGGTAACGCTTTTTACGTCGAACCCGCATACCAAACTGCCACGCTTTTTTAGGGTCGGTAATGCCAAGCGCACGAACCTTTTCTGGCTTAAGACCAAGATCACCTGGCAGCAAACAAAGCAAGGTTTCTGGCTTCCATGTTTTCGTCGAGAAGTACTCCACTTCAACACCGTCGGGTTCTTCCTCACGGATAAAGCTGCCTGAGCGTTCCAAGCCCTTACCGAGCATGTTGTCTGGTTGGTACTGGAAATCAAACGTGGTCCTTGGTTCATCTCGCACAGGGACGATTTGACCATAGTTCAATGTTGGCTCTGAATAGCCGATAGCGAGCACTTTTTTGAGCACTTCAAACAAGGTGCTGCTTTCCGTCAATACCGCATCAAACGTATCACCCCGAGCTTTCCATACCTCGTGTAAGCGAAGCAGTTCATAGTGGCCTATCTGAACATCGGTTAATCCACTGTCTAAGATGATGTGCCTCACCGCTGGCGCAATGTCCCGAGTAGGATAAAGCTCTTCAGTCCAGCCTCCAAAGCCATCAGGGATCTGCAGTTTGCGAGTTGGAATAATACCCAGCTTGTTTTCCGAACTGCGAGACAAGGCGTTACTGCCGCGAATTTTAAACGCGACGGTTGTTATTCCCTCATAACTGGCGTTGCTTTCCAGTCGGCATTTGAGTCTTCGGTACTCGATTCTATCCAGGTACTTAAAGTCCTTTTTATCCTCGGTAATGCGATAGACCCGAACCTCTGGCCTGACCTTTCTGCCCAGCTCAATGGGGATCGTCTCCGCTAACTGATCTCGGGTTCTGCCTGTTCGCTCGTAAGGGACCTGATTCCATTCGGTTTCCCCATCACCACGCCATTCGATCATGACTTGGATTGTGCGTTGGTCAATGCCACCCTTCTTGTTGACGTAACCAAGACCATCGGGCAGTTTTAAATCGATAAAGATTTTGTCTGTGACTTCAGAGGCAGGGCAAGCAAAGTGAGGACCAGCAGGCTTGCCGGGAAGTGACATTTCCGCTTCAAGCGTCCAGTTCTCGTTGACGTCTTGATGGGTAAAAGCCGACCACCATGTCTGCAGCAAATCATTACCTGGATATAGACGTTCGACTTGGGCCTTTGTATCAGTGACATCCAAAATGATGTAGCGCCCATCATCCGTTCCGTGAAACTTAATCGGATAACCACGGGCCTCTACGGGTACCGCGCTAACAGTTAGCACTGCGCCTAACTTGTCTATGATGCTCAGCGCGTAGTACGTCTCCCCATTCACATCAAATGTGAGCTTGTCATGAATCATTCCAACGTCATATTCAACGAGCGCTTCAACACCAGATGCAGGTTCATAATAAGAAATCGGATACTCAATATAATCGCCTCGTTTGCAATTGTGAATATCCGCGTCCGTGGACCAAAAGTTCAGTTTGTTTACACCGTTTTCATTACGCCAGCCACCAGAGCTGCCAACATGCGTCACCTCCCTTGCACCCAATGATCCGGTGATATTGATAATGTCGTCCTTCTCCCACTCAACAGGCCAGTACTCCGTCAGAAGGCCATCCACATCCGTCACAACACCTAACGTATCGTTTTCTACGTTAACCTGAACTGGCGTGATTGAGTTAACCGCGCCCTCGAGCTCGATGCCAGATGTCGAAGACGTCGCCCCAACCTCACGCGATGTGTAAATATTTTCATGCGCGGGATGGCCAGTAACATCCGCGCCTGGCGGGAAAGCTTCAAAACTGATATCACCTGCGTATTTCGAGACAGGGGTATCACTAATAAAGACTTCATTAGCAGTAAAGTCATATTCGCCATTACCTAGCGACGTCATCATCAAGAGAAATTCTTCATCTTCAGAGTAATACCAGTGCTGCTCACTTATGATGTCGGGAAACGTTTTGTGACGACCAAACAGTTCTGGGATGATCCCCATCAAACGGGCTCGGTTTCCCTGCGCATTCGCATCATAGATCGGGCTACCTTCAGGCGTCGTATTCTGCAGGTTGTCTGGGATTTGGCTCATCGCATAAACAGCAGCGCCAGCAGCCACCACTGCAATAATTGCCAAACCAATATTAATTGGGTCTTTAGGCTCTGCCACCAGTTCAACGTAATCCCCTTCTTTCCATACATAACTAAACCAGTCTGACGGTGTTTTCTGCTCTCCGTTCACAAAGTAGGAAAAGGGTGGCGTGTTCGATACGTAGTAACCTTTGATGTGCTCCGACATCCAGTCATTAAGCGTTTTTCCAGATGGTACCGGAGTAAATTCACGCTTACTGCGATCTAGCTTGTTGGGGTAAACCACTAACATACTCATGTTCGATGTAATACCTCGTTATTAGCGACATACGTTCAAAATCAGACAGCCGAGAGAGCCATGGCCTCCCTGCCTTTCGTCCTGTCTGAGCGACTTTTAAACCACCTTCATTAACCACCACGCCCACATGAACCAGCGTGTCACCAATCAAATGGCAGGCAATCGCACCATCCATCGGTTTGGTTTCCACATAGTTATCGAGCAGCTGATGATAGGCGTTGGTCATGCCAACTTTGTCGTCTGGGTCCACGGTCCCAAAACTTTTAAGTAGCGGTAAACCATGGTGATGATGTCGGACCAATCGCAGCCAGCCCCAACAATCCGCACCGTTCTCATCAGGGCCACAGTCAAGGTATGGCACGTTCATTAAGTCATTGAGTGTCATTAGCTCCCCTGATATTTGAGCCCTTTGGTGATGCTTGGTGTATAGCGACGTTTTGGCCACGCTCGGTTGACCAGATCATGAAACGACGCCACCACACCCACGGTTTGGATGTTGTCTTTCTCACTGACGGCGGTCAGAGTGAGTGGTGGTTCTGCTGGTGCTGAGAGGTGTGGGTGAAGGTAGAAACGGTAAGTGATGGTGACTTTGCTGCCATCTTCCAGTGCTTTATCAATAAAGTGACGGGCCTCACCCGTCACATTATCAATTTGGAATTGCAGGTTCTGTTTTCCTTTGACGCTTTTACCCGGCAACGACACACCAAACGCCGAAGCACGAAAAAAGGTTTCTGCTCCATCTTCGAGTCCAAGGTAAACCCCTTCCACACCGTTGACATCAAGTTGATAGAAACCATCAGCCAGGCGAATCACCGAATCCGGTTCGCCTCTTTGATATGCGTCTTCATTTTTGAGTTCGATGGTGTGGATAGGGATTTTATCGACAGGAGCAGAGGCGTAGTAGACCTCTATAGATTTCACTAATACCTCTCAACAATTACTTGTGCGGATTGTAGCGTTACATTTCCTGATGCTGTAATACTGACAGACGCCGAACGGCCTGGATAAAGCATGGCATGCCAACGATGAGCTTCAATCATGCCTGTATCAATGATGGTCGTTGCATGACCAGCCATGGTTATTGTCGCTCCACCTTGAACCCACAAATCAGCAATGATGCCACCTAAATAATAATCAGAACCAAAGGATAACGTTGCTATCTCTCCATCCAAAAGCTCAAGACCAGCACCGGTAATAACTCCACCACTCCAACCTACGAAATCATTATCGGACGTCGCATTATGCTCCACACTTCTGCCTGGCTCTGGACAAACTACATCAGCAGATATTTGGTCAACACCCATTCTCACTAATTCGCTAACGTTAGAAACAGGCACAGTCCAACAAGACACCGTTACTTTTTTTCGGCGGCATTCATCCACCAAAGACTGCGTAAGAGAATCATAACTTGGATAAATGGCCGATGGAGCACGTTCAGCAACATGGTCTACGCTTGGGAATAAAATATAATGCAGCCAACATTCAGTGTCGTACATACGAGCGTGGTCCAAAAATGCTTGACTAAAACTGGTTAGTGTATATTTACCAGGCCCAACGATACCGTTAGCAATATCGATAATTGCTTCTACATCGGCATTGGTCATGCCTGAACCAGTTTTTATCTCAATCATGGGCACGACATTGTAATCACGACAAACAGCCAACCACTCAGACAACGTTGGAATTGGTTGCCTGTATTTGGCGGAAGTATGTTTCAAGCGATAATTAGCACGCAATTCAGAAAAACTAACACTATCTAAACGAACCCCTCCAGTTATCGGATCCCCATTGATATACTCACAGGTGCGATCTAACGTATCGTCATGCATTAAAACATACTGACCATCGGACGTTTTTCCAATATCAGTTTCGCCCATATAGAATCCACAGCGGCCTGCAAATCGATAAGCATCTAAACTATTTTCAGGACACCCGACGTGCAATCCACGGTGAGCAATGAAGCTCTGGTGAACCTTCAGCCTAGTACCTTCAGTAGCGAAAGTTTGACCGAACAGAAAACCATTAATTTTATAGGGGCAGGTTATAGAGATAACAGGGTTAGTGGTATAGCTGTGCCGAATAGTGGCAACTAACACATGCGTTAAATACTGGCGGCTAGATAAGTTTGCAGCCCAATTTATGGGCCTTAACGTGTTATTTTCTGTATCCCAATAAATCTTCCAAGCTGAGGACACGCTAGTATCAATAGAAACTATCTCATCCTCAGCTAACACCCAACGACGATCAAGCGCATGGAAAATCGTATCAGAGAAAAATGTTAAGGTTTTATCTTCCGTGGAGTAATTGGGCTCATTTCGACTTGCCGCCACATTGTTTAATGGCGTATGAATCATTGCGATTGTACCGCCAGGATTCATCAAATCGCCGCCTGGATAGAAACCATCAACTTTACACGGGCAACTAATTGATATGTTGGTTGTTTCTGAAGTGCCAAGTCGCATGGTTGCAACCAATACCCAATCTGTACGCTGTGCAGAATTTAGCGTTACTCCATAAGCAATGGTTGTAAAGTCCTGACTTTGAGGTCGGTAAAATACTCGCTTTGCACTGGATGTCGTCGTTTCTTCGAGATCGATGACTGTTGCTGGCACAGACTTCCACGTACCATCAAAATAAATCAGAGTATCGTCAGGAATGGTTAACGTCTTAGTTTCGGTATTCACTTCAGGAACACCTGAATGTGAAGTTGTGATAGGACACAAATGGGTCCATGCTGCCCTTGTATCTATACCAACATTGCCAATCAACACACTTAAATCATTCATCGCTTTATCGATGGCATAGTGAGCTTTAAACGCTTGCATGTGTTCATCGATACCACCTGACATACCTGAATCTTGACTACGGCAAATAATGTGCTGGTTTGTCCCTTGCATGTCATCGCGCGGCACAATTTTAAATAACCCATCGTCGCTGTCATAAATTAAAGTGTCAAGATGCCCCATCTTTAGACAATCTGTTTGCCCGTCATAATCCTCAAACACCAATGAACCGTCAGTTTCACTGCCATCCACCAAGGATGCCCATGCGGCGGTTTTGTAGTATGGACCACGAATATAAATCGTGGGCGTTTTCCACCAAATGTAACCGGACCCGCCAGAGTAATAATTGGCTGGAGACCAGGCTGCATGACCAACAAATTGCTTTAAGTCAGCTAATTTTGTATCGATTGCACTGTTGGTGATTGAACGTTTTGATAATCGATCGTAAGAATCCAACGGAGCTGTGTCGTATGGAGATTTTGTCCAGCCTGTTCCAGTAATGTAGCCATACAAACCATTGTTGCCGAGAGTTTGGTCGTTCCACACTTCCGCTAAAGGTTTTTCCGGTGGCGGCGCGCCAGAAGCCAAAAGGGCGGCTTTGGTTTCAAAGGCGTTTCTGCCTTGTACCATTGCCTGTAGCTCTGCAAAACGATCAGCAAATCTCTTGTCTATCGATGGTTTTTCTACTCCATCAATTAGGGCACTGTCGGCTTCACCACCAATAAGAACGAGGTTCAACCAATCGACGTTCTTTTTAAACCACTCAATCAGCTCAAAAAAGTTATTGCTCTCTGTCATTGCTTCCAGCTCTCTGTGTAATAGCGGCTCATGTCAGTACCTTCCACAAACTCCTCGAGAGTGTGTGGGGCTAACATTTGGCCGACGGTGATTTCTTCGCTCTGAATTGGGTACTGGCGAATTTCACATTTTACGGAATAAAAAAAACGCCCTCCTTTGGATTTGGCGTTTTCTAATGGGTGGGACTTCATTTTTATTTGGATGGGGACCACGCCCAGCTCGGTTCGCTGGTTTAATTGAAACCAGCGAATACCGCCATTCAGAGCATGTTCTACCCAGCCTAAAAAGGCGGCGGCTTTGTCCTTTGGCATCCGAAATACCAGCGTTTCTTCGGCAGGAACGGTGATATGTCGCCTTCGGTCACGAGTCCGTCCGGTGGACATTTCACTTGAGATGCGATTCGGCTGCTGCTTAATGCCCTGCTCTGGAAACTGAGGGTAAGGCAGATTACTTGGATACATCATCATGGCTAATTCATCCCCACTCGTTTTGCATCAAAGTATTGAGTAATGCCCTGAGACATAGGTCCATCTGAATCGAGGTCTTCCAAAAAGACATCCGTGAAGTTTTCGCCGTTTTCACCTTGGCGCTCTTGTACCTTGGTACCTTCTGGCGCACCGTAAATGTTCACGATGTTGCGGCCACCACCAACCATCGCGGCTTTCGGAATTGCTCGACTAGGATCGTTAGCCGCAAATGGTTGTCGATGCATAGCCATGATGGCGTTATACATTTGGTCAATTTGGTTCGCTGACTGGTTGGTGTAGACGCGCTCGCCCCTGTTGAGTAACCAGGTACCCTCTTCAGGGATCTCGCTAATACCACTGTGCGCCATACCTGCAATGGCTTGTCCCATGATCATCCCGGCACTTACAGCAGATAGGGCTCGAATTACGGTTGCCTGACCTGCACCAGCAATAGGGCCAAGACCGATAGGTGGCGGAGCTAAGGCTGCCGCTGCCGCTACTTCACCCTGCATCCATACCTGAGCTGCGGCCATACCTTTTTGAGCGATAAATGCGGCTTTTTGAAGTGCAGAACCTTTTTTGGCACTCTGCTCTATCAGTGCGAGGCCTTGAGAGGCCACACCAAACTTCATTGAAAGTATGGATTGTTCAATACGCTCTTCCGTATCTGCCCTCTGTTTAGCTGCCTGATCTCTCAAAGCCTGTTGATCTGATTCAATTCTTGTTAAGTTTTCCTGGTGCTCTTGCCATAACAATTCACGCGCAGCGAAATGCTCAATTTCAAGCTCTTGTTGCAACTCCTGATCTACAGAAGCAGCATCATGAGCCTCCTGAAAGTTCTGCTTTAATCGAGCTATCTTGTCTTGATAAGCGAAGACTTCCTGTGTGGCTTCCTGTTGATCACCTGCTGCAGACAATGCGAGCCGACGCTGCCATTCGACTTGCATCTTATCGGTGGCATCTCGAAATGCGGCAACACGACTTTTTGCCCCTTTATTTTTATCTGTATCCGAACCTGGCTTTATAGGGCGTATAGGAGGTTGTGGTTTATTGTTACCGTCACCTTTTCCATCACGATTAAAACCGAGCTCTTGGTCCTCATACTGGCGCTGGTATTTATTTACGGTATCAATTAGCGTTTTGTACTCTGCAGTGAGCTTTGCAACTTTGGACTCTTGAGTACTTACTTTTTCACTAAAACGCGAGTTGGCTAAATGAGCTTGAACTTCTACATTGCCTTCCGCGCTTTTTTCTGTTGCTTGCAAGCCTTCTAAGGCCTTTTGCGCTCGCTCAAGTTCAATTTTGACAGTTCTAGCTTCGTCGCGAGCATCACCGAGTTTTTTCAGCAACCCATTTTTTGTTTTAGGGTTATCGCTCATGCTATCGAACAGAGCGCCCCAGTAGTCAACTGAAACAACCAACTTATCAGTAAACCAGTCAATCTGCTCACTGGCACCTAGTACGCCGTTTGCAAAAGAGCGTTGAATCTTAAGACCAACGTCTGTGAGCTTTTGGTCCATCTCTTTGAATTTCTCGATGTCGTATTCCGACATGGAGACGTTCAAATCATCGTACTTTTTAGTTAACTCGTAGAGCTTTCTGCCTTGGTTATCAAGCAGAGGCATTAATGCCGAGGCATCGTTGGCAATACTCTCCAGATAAAATATCTGGCTCTTCATTGGGACGTTGGCTTCGTCCATTGCCGCTTTTACCGCGACTAACGCTTCAGGACCAGACAACTTCTGTAGTTGCTCAATGGTTAAGCCGACAGTCGGAGCAATGTTCGTCATGAAGTCGGCAAACTCACCGCCTTCGTTTTCAGTAAAGTCACCGAGTTTGTCGTTCACATCCTTGAGAATATCAGCCATGCTTTCGCCGCTGATATTGTATTGCTCAGAGGCATACGCCAAGGCTTGGATTTGCTGGACCGATACCTGAGCAACGGTGGCCATCTTCTCAACTTCACGCGCTTGCTGCGCCTGCTGGGTAATAAGGTAAGCGGTGGCGCCTGTGACGGCACCAATACCCGCAGACACGTAACCGGCTGCATCCAATACGCCGCGCCCAGCACTTTTAGCGCGGTCTGCCGTTTGTTCTAGTGAACGTCCTAAGGATACGTTTGAATCATTGGCCGCTTTGGCTTCTTTGGTGTAGCCACGCAGCATCTTTTTGGCGTAGTCCACATCTTTCTGAAACTTGGCAGTTTCAGTATTGAAGCGAATATTAAAATCAGCTATCTGGGCACTCAAGGCGAACTCCTCCTGCCGATTCGCTTAACGCCATCAGCTCTTCGTCGGTGTATTCTTTTGATTCTTCGGGTGGTTCTGAGGTTGGCATGAAGTCCTGGTAGCTCTTGTAAACACTCTCGTCTTTACAACCTGCGGCCATGGCCGTGACATTCCAGTTGGATGAACAGGTCACAGCAAAGCGCCAATTGTCCATCTGGTGCTTAAAGCCATGTTTAGAGAAGTATTCACGCCACTCCACAACGGCTTGGCCACTAATGGAAGCCAGCAGGGTTCGCCAACAGACCTGCCCGAACTCTCGGGCAAGGTCCATGGCAAATTCCATCTCAGCCCGAATTAGACTTTTGGGTCAACCGGTTCCTGAGTGGTAGTTTCTTCACTGCTTTCAGTGGTAGAGGTTTCTTCAGTAGAAGTGTTATCTTCCGCTAAAGGAATACCTGAGAATGCCGCGATGTCCTTATAGAGCTCAGCGATTTTCTCTGGCGTCATGATAGACATAATTTCATTGTGTCTATCATCGATGTTGTGTACTTCGTTACGGTACCCATAAGCCACTAAACGAGCTTGAGCAATAAAGTTAAGCCGCTGCCACTTTTGAGCGTATTTATTCAAAGCAACTAGGTACTTTTCTTGCTCTTCTTCGCTTGCATCCTCAGCAGGCTTAATTGGACGTTCTGGCTCTGGCAAGTCAGAGCAGTAGTCCATGTAATTGTAACGATCAAGGCCAGAAAGCTGAGTGATTACAACGTCAACGCCATTAACTTGAATGGTCTTAGACTCTAAAAAACTGGTACTCATTTTTAAGCTCCTGCTTGCTCAGCCAAAATCATTTCGGCTAGTTTCGGCTTACCAACATTTTTGATTTTAACGGTGCGAGTGATCTTCTCTTTAATCGTCACCGCTTTACCCAGTGAGTTGATGTAGCCAGAGTACGCATCGACTGTGCCATTAGGGAACTTGGTGCGGTACTCGGTAATCGTGCCGTTTTCCACATCATCAACGAGTTGCTGCTGACCAGTTTCACCTGGCTTCCAAACTACGGTCACATTGGTTTCACCCGCTGATTTTTGACCAGGCGATGTTTTCACCCAATCTGCATCAGGATCGTCCAGGTAGTTGTCTTCTTCATCTTCGACGGTGATTTCACCCGGCTGAATTTCTCGGATGCCGCCTATCTTGTCCCATTTGGTGTCGTCAAGATAATCGGCTGAAGTCAGGAGTTCAGCCGTGTCTTTCAAACGCCAGAACGAGGTTCCTGCGCCTTTGATTGGTAGAGTTGGGTCTGACATGATTAAACCTCTTCGGTGTATTCAATGTTAAATGCTAAATCCAGCGTTCCCCATGGCTGCTCTTCGTCTCGCGCATAATCAAACGAGTGACGATTACAAAGGTCAAGAAGTCCGTTGGCGGTGTAGTGTTTGGTGATGACTTTGAGAACTTCTTCGCCTAATGCATCAAGCTCTTGGTCAACGTTGTTCTTATCAACGAGGTAAATTCTGATAGTGAGGATGGATCGCCATGTGATTTCTTCGAAATCTTCATCAACGCTTTGTCCTTCGGAAATTGAGACAGCAACAGCGGGAATATCAGATTCATTGTCTTCTTCATCTTCAAATTCAGGAACGGCGATAAACGCTGGGTTGCCACGAAAAAAAGTGGCGACCATTGAGTCGCCAGTTTCTGTTATTAGCCCTGCTTTTAAATCAGAGATAACTTGCTCTCTAATCGTGTTATTAATTTCCACGACCTACCTCTCTGCGTATGACTAAGCGAACTTGCTGCTGCATCGCGCTGGCCAGTTCCTTTTTCATATCGGTTCTGATCAACT